CATACAGCTGCAAATGATCATCCCACTCATCGGGCAGATCGCGGATCAACGTCAACTGCACCGTGGCACTCAAAGCGGGCTGGCCATCCAGCACCTGGCGGATCCGGTCCGCAATAGCCCGCGCATCGGGATAGGTGCGCGCCCAGGCCGCCAGCCCCACCGCAATCTGCGCGTTGCCCGTCGGTCCGGCCAGACTATATTCCCGGTCACCAGCATTGCGCTGGTAGGTGATGGCCGTATAGGCCGTCTCCTGCCGGATAATGAGCGGATAGATACGGTCGCTCACCAATCCCACAAGCGTAGCGTCTGCCAACAGCAGCGCCACAACGTCGCTTTCCGCACTCATCGAGCTTTCTCCTGGAGGAACCGTTCGATGCGTCGCACGATATAGCTGGACGCCAGCGGCCGCGCCGCCTGGATGCCGGGGTTAAAAAAGCGCCGCCCACGCATCCGGCCCACGCCCCCCTTGCGCCGTTGGTTGCGCTTGAGCTGCGGTCCCTGCCGCACCTGCTTGCCCTTCTCGACGAAGCCGGTGTAGAACGCGCTGGACGTTACCACCACCAGGCTGCCGCGCGGCTTGTGCTTCAACGGGCGAGTGACGAGTCGGCCCCGGCGGGTCAACGGCTTGTAGTTGTCGCGCAGCCGCGACGCCGTGTGGATGCCGCGGGCGAGGTTGCCCGTGGCCCCCCGTGGCGCCCGGGCCTGCACACTGGCCGCCATGACTGCCGCGCCCTCCTGCATGATGCGCACGATGGTCGTATCTCCCAAGGCAATCTCCATTGCCTTGAGCTGCTGGCGCACTGCCGCCACGCCTTCCGTCTTAACCTGGATCCGCCCGCCCCGGCGCCGCGCCATTACTGTCGTCCCCCAAAAAACAGATACCACCAGAGCATGGCCGACACGAAATAACACAGTGCGGCTATCGTGTAAGCCACCTGCCATTCAATTTCGTACAACATTTTGAAATCGTGGTAGTAGGTGACGACCGGCACGAACAGTAGCGCCATGGCGATGGTGAACAGGGCCATGTGGTTGGGTGGCACGCGGACGGCTTGCACCACGGCTGTGTTCATCCCCTCGATCACCCGCCGCAGTTCCCCGATTTCGCCCTTGAGTTCCCGATAATCCCGCTCATGGGTCGCGGCCTGCTCATCCAGCCGCCGCGTCAGTTTGCCCATCCACTCGTTGATGAGCCGGATCGTCTGCACGTGCTCAGGTTCGCTCACGCGCTCCTCGTTCGGCTGTACCGACGCGGGTGTGGAAGGCAGATTCACATTGACGATGGACCCAGCATTGCTGCCCACCTGCTGGGAGACATCGACGCCTGTCTTGTTACCGCTGGCCTGCTCATGCGTATTCAGGGCGTGTTTGCCGTCCTCCCCAAACGCCGATGCGACCTCAATATCGTTGCGCTTGTCCGTCATGCAGTCACCTCCAGGCAGCGCAGCACCAGCAGCCCGTGCTGCGGCATGGGCGTAACCGTCTCGATACTCAGCGTCTTGCCACGCCACACGAGTTGGTGCTTATGTGTTGGGGTGACGGTTGGCGTGCGCACCGTGACCAGGTAGTAGATCAGGCTGGTGGGACGGTCTGCCGCCAACTGTTCGCTGCCCGTGCGTTCCTGCACCTGCGCCCACACGGTGGCCACCGTCGCCCAGGCGAGGACCTCCTCGTTGTAGTCGGCGCCATGCGTCACGGTCGCTTGCTGGAGCTCGACCCGCTCGCGCAGGTCAGCAATCACCGTCTGCGCCATGTCACCAGCCCCAGTCTGCGCTGGCGTGCGCAATGATCATGGCCTTGGCGCGCTCCGCGTCGGGCGTCCAACCGGACCGATAATCATAGGACAATTTGACCAGGCCCCGGATGTCGAGCTTGTAGTAGTCCGGCACCGCGGCCGCGCTAGCGCCATAGCCTGCCATGTAGCGAATGCGGATGCGCGGGTACTCGTGCAGGTCGGTCGGCCAGGTGGCGTTTGGGTTCAGCACCAGTTGCCCGGGCTCCTCGTCAGCAATGACGATGTAATCTGCTGCGGGCATGGTCTGCTGCACGTTGTCATCGTCGTAGTACGTGACCTGCGTCACCGCCAGCAGCGGCGGGTAGGGCATCTGGATGGCGTTACTCGCTGGCCACGCATCGAGAGCCAGTTCCAGCGTGCGGGTAATCAGGGCGCGCCGCGCCGCCTGCTCGATTTCAACGCGGGCCGCGGCGATCCACGTCGCAAAGAGCGTGTCTTCCGTCGTGCCATCCACCCTGGCATCGAGCTTGCATTCGGCTGCTGTCACTGGCTCAACTGTTGGCCCTGTGATTACCCGCACACTGGTGTAGTCCATCATATCTTCCGCTTGCGTTTCTCGGCCTGAGCTGGCGCTGGGTCAATGGCGTGTTCTACGCCCACCAGGTGGGGCAGGGCTGGCTCGGCCTGAGCCACCGGCGCGACCAGGCCCGCCTGCAGCCAGTCCACGCCGTCGGGCAGGTCGAACTCGCTGCCCTTAGCAATCGACTGGCTGTTCAGGCCGATGCGCGCCACGAACGCCTGCAGCGCCACCACTCTCATTTGGCAATCGCCTGGGCCGTGATGGTAATGGCCTCGGTATTGGTCACGTTCGCCAGGAGGCAGAAATATCTGCCGAATACCTGCAGTTGGGCCATATCAGTGGCGTCCGCGGCGTTGCTGGCCACGACGTTGACGCCCGCAGCCTTGGTCGTGCCGTCGATGCTCCAGTATGAGGTCAGCGTTGTTGTGTTGGTCGTACCCTGGTCAATGACATAAAGCACATCGATGGTCGAGTACTTCCCAACATCGTAACAGGACGAGTAGGTATCTTCGGCGATGCTGGCCGTGCCCGCAAACGGGCTGAACGTGATGAAATTGCCATTTGCGCTGGGCCGGGTGACGCTGGCCGGGGTGGGAATGGCAGCTGGAGCCGCCGTCGCGGGCGCGCTCGCTCCGGGCAGGCTGGCCAGCAACAGCGCCACCAGCAGCACGGCCAGGGTCAGGCTGGAGGCAATAGTCGCAAAACGTCTCATGTCGTGATCTCCTCTGCGAAATGGGGCGGTCGCCCGCCCCGTGTGTCTGGTTTTACGTTACGGATGCACGCCGTAGCCGATGGCACCCGCTTGCAGCAGCCCGTAGCAGGCCCGGAAGCTGTATTTCAGGACGACCAAGCCATCGACGCTGTAGGGATCCTGGATGAAACGCAGCTCGGGTGCCTCGCGGTATCCCATGTAGTTCCAGTCCCCGAACATCACGCTCTTGCCCGCAGCACCAATGGCGTCCACTTTCGTGCTGTGGAGGACATCGTAGCCGAGCAGCCCTTCGAGCTGCTGCGCATAGAACCGCGCATCGCCCACAACGCTGTTGATGGCCCAGTGCGTGGTCGAACGCATCAGCCAGTGAACGTTGCTGCCGTCCTCCAGGTAGAAGCCCAGCGCATCGTTCCCGATGATGGTCTCCAGCTCACCCGCCGCAATGGCGCTGTTGCTGGCAAAGGTTTTGAGGCTGGTTCCCAACGCTTCGACGTTGGTGGTCAACAGGCCGTTATGCGTCAATGCGATCTGGCGCCCGATGACATCGGCGATGTACCCCATCAGGTCGGTCGGGGTGTCTTCCAGCATCTCTTCGGTCAACTCCAGCTTGCGCGTGTACTTCACCAGCGTAAAAGCTCGCAACGCTGTGGTGGCGGCATCGCGCTCGTAGTTGTTGCCGTGAGCGTCGCTCTGCTCAGACGTGGTGGCGAAAACGTCCGGGTCCTTGTTCTCGTAGGGATAGTTGACCGTAGTTCCCTGACCAGGTACGCGCCGACAGCCCAGCCGTTCGGCCAACATGCGCTCGTTCTTGCGCGTGGCAATCTGCGCCACCAGGCCGGTAGGCACCAGGTTGAGGCCGTCGCCGGCGGTCGTGATATTCATGGTGCTGTCGGTGACGCGTTGTTCGAGCGCGGCGCGGGTCTCGCGCTGCGAGGGTACGATCAGCACCAGCTGAGGTTTCGCGCTATCTTCGCTCGCCTGGAATAGGTGGCGCAGGCCGCCCCGGTCCCCGTCGCGCAGATAGGCGCGCCAGGCGTTCGCCTCGTTGTCGCCACGCGGGCCGCGGTTGTGGGCCGGAGCATCGGCAGGCACCGCACTACGCATGTCGGCGATGCTCTCCGCCAACTGCTCCTGCCGCAGCAAATCATCGGCAGCCGTTTTGTGCTGGTTGACCTGACCCTCTTCTTCCGTGGTCAAGGCGCGCTGTTCAGCCACCGCTTTGTCCACGAGGGCCTGGGCCTGGTCAAGTGCGGCTGCCCGTTGGCGTCGCAGCTCTACAATACTCGGTTTCATGTCATCGTCTCCGTAAAATTTCCAACTCATGACCGCGCAGGCTCGCAGCCGCCTGGCCATCCACCTGCTGCTGATCTATCGCATCGGCCACCTGGCCGTCTGTTACAAAATCAGGCACTACTGCCCGCACCTGTGCCGAGGTCTGTGGGTACGCTGGAAAGGTCACTGGCGAAACTTCCAGCAAATCGGTGTCGAGCAGGGTGCGCTGGGCCAGGCCGTCGCTCTCCGGTTTGGCCCACGTGTCGCCTTGCTTTTCGGCGACCAGAAACGTGAACGACATGCCGCTCACGTCGCCGCGACGGATGGCGGCCACCGCCGATGCCCCCCAGAAGGTATCCGGATCGGGGCGCAGCTCGAAGCGCAGCCCTTGGGCGTCCTTGCGTAGTTGCAGGGTTCCGTTTGCCGTGCGCCCCAGCGGGTAGTCCATATTGTGATTCCACAGCGCCCGGATGTCGGTATTGTTCGCCAGGGCGCGGTCAAATGCGCTCGGGGCAACCCGCTCCTTGAACTTGCGCCCGCGGCCATCGGTCATGGGGACAGACCACTGGTTGAACACAACGGCATAGCCGGAAACGACCGGCGTCCCGTCCGCCAGGGCGCGCACCTCCAGCTCGTGGATCTCAAATACTGCCCGCTCGCTGCTCATGCCGTCCCCCCATGGATCAGATTCCGCACGGCGTCCTGATAGGCCGCAGGCACCCATGCCGCCACCGTCGCCAGCTCTGCGTCCGGGACGATCTTCAGCATCTCCTCGCCTGCCTGGCGCCACTCGATTTGCATATTCTCGCCCCACTCGGAGAGCGCCACGCGCCCACCGTTGCGCAGGGCTTTGCCTCCGGCCTGACGCACATCGTTGGCGATGCGGTTAGCCAGGCGCTGCTGCACATCGGCGATCCACAGGGCCCGCACCGTGTCATCTGGCGTATCGTCGTCGCCAGCAGGCTGCTTGTCATCCGCCTTATCGTCAGCAGCCAGTGGCTCCGTGTGCGGTTCCGGCTGCTGAGCGTTGGCGGCCACCGCTGCCGCCGGCGCCATGTTCAGCGGCATCCACAGCAGGTCACCGCCATCAATCGGATTCAGATCTTCCAACTGGCGCCGCTCGTTGGGCGTCTCCAGCCCAGAGAGCACCGCAATCTGGTGGGATTCGTACCTAGTTTTGAGGTCCGTCGCCTGGAGCTTACTGAGCTTGTGCTGCACAAAGTAGCTCTTGCGCTCCGATGCGGTCAGCATGTCCCGGGCGACGGCCTTTTCTTCGGCTTCCGCCCATGGACCCAAGCATAGCTCCCGGAAGCGGATCAGATCCTGCTCGGCGCTGGCATAGGTCTGCGTGTTCGCCGCACCCACCAGACCCGGCGCCACATTAAAGATCCGGCAGATTTCCTCCACCTGGAAGCCCCTGGTTTCGAGCATTTGTGACTCGTTGGGGGGAATCCGCATCGGCTCGGGCTTGACCCCCTCGCCGACGACGGCCACCCGGTGCGCGTTGTTCAACCCGCCCCACTGTTGCTCAAAGGAGGCCCGCAAATTCTTCATCGCTTCAGGCGTGAGCTTGCCGGGATGCGTCAGCACCAGTGATGGATGGGCGCCGTCACCAAAGAAGCGGCTGCCAAACTCCTCGGTGGCGATGGCCAGCCCGATGGCGTTGGCGGCCCGCAGCGGGCTGACGCCTACCCAGCCGGCTGTGGCCAGGCCGCGCAGGTGATGCACGCGCCAGGCAGGCAGCCGGTCAGTGCGCCCCTGGTCGTTCTGATAGGTATAAAAAAGCTGGCGGTTGCCCGTCTGCCATACACGCACCCGATCCGGCGCCAGCGGCCACAATGCCACCGGATAGCCCGCCGCGTTCCATTCGATCTCGGCGTAAGCATTGCCATAGAGCAGCACCGCGGCAAAAAGCATCTGGCGCACGTCGAACGCGGTCTGCACCGGGTTGGCCTGGTCATGGAGCAGGGGGTACAGCGGATGCTCTTCTGCCGGCTCCCGTCGCCCGTTAGTCGTCTTGCGGTACAAGACCAGGGGCACCGATGCGAGCGAGCCGGCAATCAGCGACACACACGCCAGCACTGTCGCCACCTGCATGGCCGCGTCGGGCGTCACCTGGACGCCGGCGGACGTGCGGACGCCGATCCAGTTATCCCAATCAGGATCCGCCACCGGCAGCGCGGCGCGCTGTTCTGGACGGCCCAGCCGGGCCAACATACGCTGCACGATCACGGCTGGCGCTCCCGCTGCTGACCCGCGCCGATGATCACGCCCACCACCAGGCACAGCGCGCCCGCGACGCCCACGACGCCCGGCCACCCAACCACCAGGTAGGCGCAAGCGCCGATGAGTATACAGCCGATCAGAATCAAAAGGTCGTCCAGATAGCGCACGTCTTGCCCCGTAGAAAAAGAAAACCCGCTACAGCCAGTGTAACGGGTCGCAATCTTCCGAGCAATCGCACAAATGTTAGCAGTCCTGCACTACCTTGACCACCAATTCCAGTGTCGAACGGCACTCGCCGCGCTCGCGGATGCGCATGGTATGCTGCCGCACGGTGCCATAGCGCAACCCCAAGCGCCGGGCGATTTCCTTTTGACTGTTGCCCTGGGCCAGCAGCCGCACAATCTCCCGTTGGCGCGGCGTCAGCTTCGCCATGATGCCTCCGTTCATGCTGCCACAATTGCCGGGTCATCATACATGCTGCCGGTGTCGCCCTGCGCCAGCGTCGCCCGCGCCAATGCCATCACACTGGCTACAATCCCATCGATGCGGCCAGTGCTTTTCGCCTTGTCCGGCTTCACGTTGCCTGCCGGGTCCTGGCGCGCCGCCGTGTTGTCCGCCATCCAGCGGAGCACCGGGTTGCCGCCATGCGCCAACTTGCCCGCCAGCACCAACCGCAACAGTTCTTTCGATGGCCCGGTCATAGACGCAAATCCCTGACGCATCTCCACCACGGTCAGGCCATCCTCCCCCAACTGCACCGCCAACTGCGTGGCGTTCCAGGGGTCAATGGCAATCTCCTGCACCTGGTATAGCCCAGCCAAAGCATTGATGCTCTGCCGGATGAACGCGTAATCGATCACATTGCCCGGCGTCGCCGTCACCAATCCTTGCCGTACCCAGGTGGCATAGGGCGCCCGATCCCGGCGCTCCCGCTCCACCATGCTCTCCTCTGGTATCCAAAAATGCGCCAGCAGCCATAACGGTTCATTCGGCTCTGCCGGAAACGCCAGCACCAGGGCCGCAATGTCGGTCGTCGAGGCGAGGTCCAGCCCACCGTAGCAGGCGCGGCCAGTCAAATCGGGTAGCGGTGTAGCGCATTTGTCCCACGCGCCCATGTCCAGCCAACGAGATTCCTGCTGCGTCCACTGGTTCAAATACAGGCGACGAAATGTATTCTGATAGGCGGGCGTCGCTTGCGCGACCGCGTATTCCTGGGCGATGAATTCCGGCTGCACCGACACGCCCCAGTTCGGGTTGGCCGCGGCCCATACCGCCGGGTCGCCCCAGTCCGCTGCCGGCGGCGCGGCATAGATGCGCGCCAGGTAGGTGGGGTCGCAGATGATCCCCGCCTGTACCTGGCGGGCGTATTCGTGCTGCTGCCAGCAGATGGATTCCCGGTCGTAGCCCGCGGTGGTGATCATCACCATGAGCGGCTGGGCGCGTTTGCCCAGGGCCGTGTTCAGCACGTCGTAGAGTTCCCGGTTGGCCTGGGCGTGGAGTTCGTCGAAGATCACCCCATGCGGGTTCAACCCGTGTTTTGAATAGGCTTCCGCCGAAAGCACCCGGTAAACGCTGCGCGTCGCTTCCACCACCAGCGAATGCCGATAGGTTTTGACGCGCTTGCGCAGTTCCGGCGCGTCCTCCACCATCGCCTTTGCCGTGTCGAACACCAACCGCGCCTGCTCCCGGTCGGCGGCGGCGCTGAAGATCTCCGCCCCCGGCTCGTTGTCGGCCAAGAGCAGATAGAGCGCCAGCCCCGCCGCCCAGGTCGATTTGCCGTTGCCGCGTGGCACCTCCACATAGGCCCGCCGATACTGGCGCAGCCCCGTGCGCGGGTCGAGCGTGCCGAATAGTTGCGTCACAATTTCCCGCTGCCAGGGTTGCAGCCGAAATGGTTGCCCGGCCTGCGGCCCTTTGGGGTGGCGCAGGAGTTGCTCGAAAAAGCGCACGGCGACAATCCCGGCGCGCTCGCCTGGCGTCATGCATGGTCCACCGTCAGGCATGTGGGCGAGAACCAGATAATCTCCCGGTGGCGGTTGGCGGCGTTCTCTGCGTTCTGATAACCCTTGCGCGCTGACCAGCGCAAGGCGCGCCAGCCGGCAGGCATCGCCAGCGGTTCATACCCACAGAAGGCAATGCGCAGTTGCGGGTTGGCGCCGTTCTCGATGCACCATGCGCGCACGGCGTCAGACAACGCGGCGTCATTGTTGCCCCCGGCGCTGTACTCCATTGCGCCAAAGGCGTAAGGAGGGTCAAGAAACACCGCCGTCAAGCCGTGGCGGTCGGTGATGGATGAGGTAACAACGCGTGACCAATCCCCACATGCCACCCGCGTGCGGCGTAAGCGGTCAGACAGGCGTTGCATCATGGCCTGAAGGTGCCCTGTCCAGACGGCGCACTGGTCAACAGTCGGATCACCACGCCCGGCGTCCCCGGCGTGCGGGAGTTGGCGGTTGACACCACGCCCGGCGTCCCCGGCGTGCGGGAGTTGGCGGTTGACACCACGCCCGGCGTTCCCGGCGTGCGGGAGTTGGCGGTTGACACCACGCCCGGCGTCCCCGGCGTGCGGGAGTTTGCGGTTGACACCACGCCCGGCGTCCCCGGCGTGCGGGAGTTTGCGGTTGACACCACGCCCGGCGTCCCCGGCGTGCGGGAGTTTGCTCACGGTGTCGCCGTCAACCTGCCAGGGGCCGTCGCCGTCACACCAGCCGGTGCCGATCCAGTTGCACGCGCCCCAGCACCACCAGCCCGCGATTTTGACATCATGGGCGGTCGGGTCGGTGTGAAGCAGATCGGTCAGGCTGGCGCGCTGGTTGACCAGCCAGAGATGACGGGCGAACAGGTCATTCTCGTTGACCGGCCAATCGACATGCTGCGCCACCGCCGCGGGGTCCGCCGCCACCGCGCGCCAGAAGTTGGCGATAAAACCGTCCAGGTCGTTGACGGTCTCGACGGGTGGCGGGTTGGGGCAGGATAGCAGCATCGCGCCAGAACCAAAGAACGGCTCCACATAATTTTCAACTTGCCCGAAGCGCGCCCAGACCGCGCCCGCAATGGCCCGCTTGCCGCCGAAATAGGGATAGGGCGCGAGCAGGTCGGAAACGGGAAAATCCTCGACCTGGCGCGCGTCTTCGTTGTCGCCGTCCCCAGGATCATCACCCGTCACCGCCACATTCAGCGTCTGCGCCAGGCTGCCCGCCACGCTGCGCAGGTCGGCGTCCTCGATGCTGCGCACCAGCCCGGCCAGGGTCGCCTCGTCCGCAATCGCCATCCCCGCAATGGGGTCAAGCGTCGCCAGCACCGTGCGCTCCTCGTCCTCGGACAGGTCGACGTAAAGCACCGGCACCGGGGTTTGCTCGCCCTGGGCGCGGGCGAGTTCGGCGCGCAGATGGCCATCGAGCAGCCGCCCGGTACGCTGATTCACGATCACCCGCTGCACCCAGCCCACTCCGCCCAACGTCGCCGTCAAGTTGGTGGCCTGCGCCTGGGGGTGCTGGCGCCAGTTCTGCGGATGGGGCACGAGGTCGGCTGCCGCCACCATCCCCTCGCCAACGATACGGTTTTGCCAGGTGTTAGAATTCCTCATCTTCACCCACGCCCGCAAACAGCATATCGGCCAGGCTCAGTTCGCCCGGCCCATCCAGCATCTGCACCCGGCTCCGGCTGGCGGGCGTCAGGCCAAACTCACTCAGTAGTTTGACGACCTGCTCCCAGGCTTTGTTGGCTACCGGCAGATAGGGGTTCTGAATCAGGTTGCCCGCCGCGGTCTTGACCACCGCACCCAGGCGTGCGACCTGCGTGCGCGCGTCCCAGTATTGCGTGAGCGCCACGGCCAACAGCGCCAGCGCCGTGCCGTCGGCGGCCGTCATCACGCCCATGTCGATGAGCAGCCGGCCCAGCTTGCGGTAGGCCCGCCGCTCGGCCTCACTGAGCATTGGCGGCGGCGGCGGCGCCTTTGAGCGTGGTTTCGGCTCGCGCGGGTTTAGTGGACGTTTCCCGGGATTGCCCGCCAATTCCTTGAGTGCCGTTGGTTTGGGTCGCCTGCCGGCCATACCCCCCCCTACCTCCATTTCGCGGTTGCGTGCGCGGGAG